AAAGAATCTGTAAACAAAGCATTCACAGATAACGCTGGAGTAGGTGCTGAATGGATTCCCGATCAATTCTCTACTGACTTGTATCAAACCTTCCAAATCCCTCGTGGTCTTCGTGCTTTGTTGCCTTCTGTACAAATGGAAAGGGAAACGCTTATCATTCCAAAATTAAATAGAGGTGGTCGCCCTTATATCAAAGGACAAATTACAGATGACCTTGCCAAGTATCAAGCAAGTACCATAGAGACCGCTCAAAAAACTGTTAGAGCAAAAGGTTTAGCTACATTGATGAATATTGATGATGCAGCAGGAGAAGATTCTGCATTTGCGATCATCCCTGCTATGTCTCGTCAAATCGCACAAGATTTAGAAGATGCTTTTGAAGATTGTATGATCAACGGTGATAGTGCTGCTACTCATCAAGATGATATCGCAAATTGGAATATAAGAGAACGTTGGGGTGCTACAGGACTTGGATCATCCGCTGATCATCGACGTTTATTCAGAGGTATGAGAGCGGCTGCTCTTGATAAGTCTTCCTTCAAAGATTATGCAGGGGCTGCTTTGACCTTTGCAGGATTCATGGATGCTGTATCTCAATTGGGTGAACTTGCAGTTGGAAATAAAGTCTGTGTCGTATCTCCTGAAGCTCTTGTTGCTAATTTCCTTCAGTTGGATCAAGTTGTAACTCTTGAAAAGTTTGGAGCACAAGCAACCATTCTCACAGGACAACTTGCTTCTCTTGCAGGTATTCCGATCATTATGTCTCGCTTTTTGAGTGCTGATATGAACGCAAACGGTTTGTATGACAATATCACAAAAGACAAAACAGGATTTTTGGTATTCAATACTGATTCTTGGTATCAATACTTGAGACGTCAAATTACTGTTGAGAGCGATAAGGATATCACTTCAGGCGCCATTCAAATCGTATCGACCATGCGTGCTGTTATGGATTCTCCTGATGCTGAATCTGTGAAAAATGTTGTCTATGGTTATGACTTGCCTATCTAATCTTTAAGGAGTTAAAAATGTTTATATTATCTTACAAATTAGGAAATGTTCAGTCTACAGATGTCACAGTTGCAGTTCCTGCTCCCGTTGATTGTCGTATTGAATCTGCTTATATTATTTGTTCTGTTGCTGTTGCTTCAGGTGCTTCTCCAAAAGTATCATGTGAAGTTTATGCAGATGATGATGCTACAAAATTGTTTGTAGCAGATTCTCAAGCTTCAGGTTTTACAGATAACGCTCCTGTTCCAATGGACTTACAAAGCGGTGTTTCAAAGAGATTTGAAAAAGATCAAGCGATACAATTAAAATTGGATTTTACTGGTTCTTTAGCAAGTGTCACTGATATTGCATTCTATCTCAAATGTGTTCCTGCTAGAGACATCTAAGGATAAAAATGAATGAGTTTGGTATCTGCATCAACATTAAAAGAATATCTTCCTGAGATACAAGGATCTTCTATTGATGCAGATCTGAATTCTCTCATTGCTAGAGTTGAGGGATTTATAGCCCGTTACTTGGGCTTTCCTTTATCTGATAGTGCTACTTCCTACACTTTAGATCAATCAACATATACAATATATGCAGATGGTTCTATGTATGGTCTTGAATATGTTCTTCAATCACCTATCAAACCGATCATATCAATAACATCTATTCATTCAGATGTTGATCGGGTTTATGGTTCTGATACTTTGCTAGATTCATCTCAATATGAGATAGATAAGGAATTGGGGAGAGTGATCTTAGATGATACTTCACCTGATACTTTTGATCGTGGTTTTAGAGCAATCAAAATTGTGGGTTCTTTTGGCTTCAGTACTTCAACTCCTCCTTCTGATTTGGTTCATGCTATTTGTGTGTATTGTTCTCATTTGCAGCGTGCAAAAAGCAATCAAGGGAATGTATCAGTAACGCAAAGGAATTCTACAGTTACTTTATCTCCCAGAACAATGCCTGAAGAGGTCAAAGAAATATTGAGAGGGTATAGAAATGTCTCAACTATCCTTTGATGATTTTCTCAAGCGTGTCAGAGAAGCAGATAATAGATTGTTAGATGAGTTGGAGAGGATTCTAACAATTTCCGCTTTGAGTATGGAGAGAGAAGCAAAACTTAACGCAACGACCGATCCAAAAGTTAGAACAGGAAGATTGAGATCATCTATAACAGGTCTCATTGATGCTCCTATGGGATCACCTAGAATTATATTAAGAGCAGGAGGTTCTTCTTCTTCTCAAGATGTAAATTATGCAGACTTTGTTGAATTTGGTACTCGGTTTATTCGCCCTCGTCTTTTTCTTGGCAGGGCTGTTTCTTCAGAGAGAGAGCGTTTGCCTGATAGGCTATCTTCTCTTCTTGATGTTAGTTTGGGATGATCTAGATGCCTGATATAGTACATGTAACAATATTGAATAGATTAAAGACTTTGATAGCTACAAATTTCTCAAGTGGTTTTTCAGGTCTTGATCTTTCTGATCGTGTTGTTATTGGTGCAGTTCTTCATTCTCCACAAGTTCCTTCTGCTAGTATCGTTTTCATTGATACCATAGAGCAACAAGGAAGAACTTTAGGAAGATATGTAGGAGAATCTGTATATCAAATTGTATGTTACGCAGGTGGATCAAATCTAGAATCTAGAATTCAGAATGCTATGAATCTAGCAGGAGACATTCAAAAATCAATCACTTCAGATCGTACTCTAGGCCTTTCAGGTCTTACAGAAGATGTTATTGTCAATTTTACGTCTTTGGATGGTGAGGAATATGGTATAAGTAACACAGGGATATCATTGTTAGAGGTTAGAGTATCCCATCAGTCTCAATTTGGTGTATAGATGACTTGGTACGGATCAGCATGGAAAAGAAGAATGCCTATAGCGATAGATACGAGTCTTGTATCTTCAGGTTCTTTTATCTTTTCAATCAATCTATCATTAACATGGGATGACTTTTGGAACAATGTTAGATCAGATGGTTTTGATGCTGTTATTGTAGATCAAAACGGAAATCAACCGATCGCATTTGAGAGAGTTACATGGAATTTCTCAAGCAAGCAAGCAACATTCAGAGCAAATTACGGAGCAGTCAAAGCAGCAAATGTTATTCATCAAGTATGGTTATATTGGGATAATCCTGATCAATCTTCTGATCTTGCTACAACTGGGTTATCTTCAAGTGTTAACGGATATATCTATTTAGGTGCTCCCTTCAAGAATATTGTAAATCTAGCATCTCAATCCGGTCTTTCAACAGTACCTACAACGATCATCCAAAAAGACCCTGATGAATCTATAGATATATGGTTTCCGATCTCTCAATTGCTTGCTCCTAGATCGCTTCCTTCAGGAGAACATCTTGATTTTAAATTGATAAATTATTATGATTTTGAGGTTCTGAATTCAGGAGGTGTTTCTCAACCTATGGTTTCTCTGAGTGAGACAAGATCGATCAATGGTTGGGTAAAATGTAGAATTACAGGAGGATCAGCAAATACAGATTATGTTGTACGTTGTATTGTACAAAATACAGACCTAGAAAAGTTTGTTATGTCAAGTTTATTACAAGTTCGCAAATTACTACCTACATAGGAGGTTATCATGCCATTACAATTTGGACGTGGTGCATTTATTAAATTGGGTGAAGAATCCACATATGGAACGATCGCGGGAGCAATGGGTGTAGATAATAGAATTATCTCAGCATCCTTCCAAAAGACACAAGAGAAGGAGAGAAAAACACATCTTTCTCAATCCGGCGGTGGTGGTTTTCAGAATGGACATTTTGAAGCATTTTTGAATTGTGGCGGTTCTATCGATCTTCCTTTGCTTTATGAAGGAACAGGAATGTTGATCAAAGCGGCTGTAGGTAATGCAACGACTTCAGGAGCAGGGCCTTATGAACATCTTTATATTCCTACAACAGATGGAACTGTTCCATCTTTGTCTATTGCTCTTCAAAGAGGTACAGGAATTTCTAACTCAAAAGAAATATTCTTAGGTTGTAAAGTATCTACTATGAGCATCTCAGGAACAGCAGGAGAAGAGATCACAGCATCCTTTGAAATCATTGCTCAAGATTCACAAGCAAGAGCAGCTGCATTAACGTCTTCTTTTGGATCAGGTCGCCAAATGTTTCATTTTGAATGTAGTAATCTCACATATAGCGGTAACAACTTTGCAATGAAGTCTTTTGAATTTACACTTGATAACAAACTTGAGAGAAGAAATGTATTAGGTGATAAGAAGACCTTAGAACCAGTTGTATCAGATGTTAAAGATGTTACTCTATCCGTTACTTTGGAGATGGAAGATAATCTTTTGTTTGATAACTATCTAGCAGGAACACAATCTGATGTAGTTTTCACACTAACAAACAGTGATGGAGATGCTTGTGAGATAACGATCAGAAATGCCTATATCGTTGATTATGATGATGCGATCAATACTTTTGGCCCTATTGAGAGAACAATGACCTTTGTAGGAGAATCTGATGCAGTTGATGAAGCAATACAGATCAAGATAACAAATCAACAATCTTCTGCAGTTGCAAACTAGTGGATCAGAAATTTCTAGAATATATACTCAACAAATGTGAGATAGATATAAACATCCTCTCAAAAAGAACTGGAATAAAATATCAATATTTGTATCAAGTGTTCTATAGCGATCGAAAACTCAAAGATTACGAACTTGAGGTTTTGAGTACATACTTGAAGAAGAAAACTACATTATCAAATCATTACATCGAAAAAAGGATCAACAAAATAAAAGGCAGGAATTATGGAAATTTTAAAGGAGATCGCTGAAGCATCTACATTTCAAGTAGAATGTTTTGGTGGGAAGTTACTCATAGAAGGAAGAATCTTAACAGCTCCTGAAATAGAGCAGATCGGATTGGGTTCTTCTCTTTTGGCTCAAGAGGTCTTGATGTCAAACAAACAAAAAGGCCTCAACACGATCGATCAGATACGTGAAAAAGCGGATAAGGAAGGAATGGAAGGTCTTGAAGAATCAGAACTTATGAGACTTCTAGATTTTGCAAAATCGATCAGACCTGAAACAATGGCTAGAATATCAGAGGATCAAGATAAGATTCTTTGTAAGGTTATCAAAAGAGCATCTCAAGATCAAGGCGTGACATGGGAAAACATAACATTGTGTCATGCTATGGAACAAATGAATGCAGATCAAAATGTTCTATGGGTTGGGGTGTTTACTTCTGAAGATCGTAACAACATTATAAATAAAGCTATGCAGGGACAGCAGGAGGCAATTCAACGGTTAAAGCGGTTTCAAGGATGATCCTAATTATGTTTTTGTTGTTGATCTTGTTGCTCGCACTTATGGAAAACTACCTACAGAGATTCTTGATCTTGATTTTGATGATCTGTATATATGCGTACATTGTATTATACAAAGGTCAAAGCGGTTTAATGAGATTCTAAGGAAGCAGAGTAAAGGCAAAAATGCTATGCTCTTCCCAATTATAAATATCTCTGATCTTACAGATATGATATAATAGGATGCAAAGAGGTTATCATGGCTCAAAAAAATGTTGTTGAATACATCTTAGATATCAAAACAAAGGCTGCAGAAGAAGGTCTTGAAGATGTTGTTGATGCTTTGGAAGACGTTGAAAAAGAACTAAAGAAAACACAGAAAGAAAGTGCAAAGACAGAAGACAAGTTTGAGAAGTTCAAGAAAGCAGGCATGGCAGTTGGAAAAGTAGCTGCTGTTGTTGCTGCTGTTGGTGTTGCTATTCTAGGAGCAGGGAAGGCCGCTTTTGAAGCTTCAAGGAGAGTTACAGACCTTGTGAATGAGTTGA